ATTTTGAAATGAAAGAAGCTTATACTTCAGATATAGCAGCTCCTTCCGATTTTAACTTTGTGATTGAACACAAATTCTACGCAGAAGCTAGTTTCTGGGATTTATTTTCTGATAAGTCTAAGTGGAACGAATGGGTCGAGCAAGTTGAAGAAGATGCTAAATTCGTCAAGAAAGAGCCTCTTCTTGTTATAAAATACAACAGACATAAAAGGATTGCTCTAATCAGTAGTCCCTATTTAAGAGCTGAACTTGTAAAATTCGATTTAGATATAAGACCGCTTACTGTTTGGATTCCGACTGGTTCAAAGACTGGATACGCTATAGTTATACTCGATGACTTATTAGAACTACCTATCGATTTTTGGTTTAAGCAGGAGAAGTAATGGCCGGCCACGATAAAGAGATTCAAAAAAGATCTGAAATAATACAACAATACTTCAACAAAATTAATATCACAAGAATAAAAGACTTAGTCGCTCCCACTGATAAGAATCAGGATGCTACTTATGCTTATGGTTCTTACAGGACGTCGATTGAGAATCTTACAATTGTCGATCAGGGCAGACTGCAGAGATACAGAGAATACGAGCAAATGTGCTATGTTCCTGAACTCAGTGGTGGTCTTGAACTTTACGGAGATGATTCGTCATTATATAACACTGAAGATAGGGTAATTGAAATACAATCAGATGACCAAGATATAGAAGATTCATTGCATGATCTCTGGTTTAAATCATTAGATATGAATTCTATGCTTTGGCATATTGTATATAACACTTGTAAATACGGTGATGCTTTCTACGAAATAATCCCCGACAATTATAAAAACCCTAAGAAAATCAAATATATAAGATTCGTTCCTCCTCAATTCGTAGTACGAATAGAAAGAGATGGTAACTTAATTGAATTTATAGTAAGGGTCACACCAGATTCCAGAACTCCTACATCCGCAACTTTTTATAGTGCTGCAGAAGCAGAAGAGTTCCATTTAAAGCCATGGCAGATGGTACATTTCAAATTAGATGATAAAGAGTTTGAGCCGTACGGAAAATCTGTCTTGGAATATGGTAGATTAACATTCAAACAAATGAAGCTCATTGAAGATGCTATGTTAATCTACAGAATATCAAGAGCTCCTGAAAGAAGAGTTTTTGGTATCCCAGTTGGAAATTTACCATATAGAGAAGCAATGAAGAGAGTAGAAGATATCAAGACTAGATATCGAAAGACTCCTTGGGTAGATCCTACTACTGGCGAAATAGCTTATAACGCAAATCCATTATCAATAAACGATGACTTCTTTTTACCTCGCAGACCAGATGGATCTGGAATCACAATTGATTACCTTCCAGGTGGCCAGCAATTAGGGGAGATTGATGACGTAAGGTATTTTAAAGAAAAGATTCTTAGAACAATGAGAATACCTTATGCTTATATGACTGGCGAACTTACGGGAGATGTTGCAAGAACATCTCTATCCGCTATGGATATTAGATTTGCAAAAACAATTGAAAGAATACAAAAGCAAATTATAAAAGGACTAGAAAAATTAGCAATTGTCGAGTTAGCATTCAAGAGATTCACAATAGAAGATATGCACGGATTTCAATTATTGTTAACTCCTCCATCAAAAATTTATGAAATCCAAGAACTAGAAACTTTTACTAACAAACTCAATACTATTCAAACAGCCATGGCTTTAGCAGATGAACAGGGTAATCTATTCTTACCTAAAGAATGGTTGTACAAAAATATTCTTAAATTCACAAGCCAAGAAATTTCAGATATCAAACTTATGCAACAAAGAGAACAAGCAGAGAAAGCAGAAGCAACAGCAGCTGCAGAAGCTGGCGCTGCTGGTGAATTCGGTGGTGGCATGGCACCAGGTGGTGGTCTTGCTGGTGCCGGCATGGCACCAGGTGGTGAAGGTGCACCTGAAGCTGGATTAGAGATGGGAGCAGAAGCCGGATTAGAAGCCGGTGCTGAAGCTGGACCTCCACCAGAAGAAACTCCAGCTGAAGCTGGAGGAGCAGCTGAATTAGCCGCTGCACAAATTATGAAAATAGCTGGTGAAGATTTCTTAGTTGAAAACGAAGAAGACATTAAGCAGTTAATAAAATTCGTGAAGGAATACAGAGAAACAGAGAAGATAACTAAAGATAAACCTATTCAAAAGATTAGGAAAAAGATGTACGAAAATAATTTCGATAATCTCTTCTTACACGGTGAGTTAAAAGGGCTCATCAGAAGACGAAATAATAATCATAAAAAAGGAATGCTCAAAGACTAGGAGGACATTTCTATGAATTTAAAATACAGTCAGGTAGCACAGCTATCTAACTTCAGCAATGATAGAATGGTTAATTTAATTAAGAATAAAGTTGCTGAATCTGAAAATGCTGCTGTTGCTCTTGTATTCGATGATAAGCTAGTCGTTCTTGATGAAGACAAAGAGAAATTTTACATTGTAGATTACAAAGTAAAAAACGAAAATAAAGCTCTATCACTTAGCAACTGGGAATCTATTCAACTAGTACCAGATGACGACGTAAGATTAGAAGAGCTTTCTAGAAAATTCTTTGATCCACAAACTCAAGAAGAAATTACCGCTAGAGATCTGATTGAAGCTTTTAAGCTTAAACATTCTAGCGAACCAGTCAGATCACTTATCAACAGGGCAGCGATTGAAAAGAAATCAATTGTAGAATCAAACTCAAGAATTAAAGCACTAAGAGAAGTAAGAAAAACTCGAAAATTAGTCTCTAATGATATATTTGATATTATGGAAGACTCTAAAATCAAAGCTATGTATTCAGAGATTAGCAAAGATTCACCAGTACAAGGAAGCATTACTTCAATCGATTTCAGATCACCTATATCGGTTGCTCTTTTCGAAGAGGAATCAAGTAAGGTTATCAATCTTTCTGAAAAAAAGCAATGCAAAACTCGATCTGGTAATATCAAAAAGAAAGTAAAGAATATGTGGACTTCAGAATCTTTCAAAGAAGATCTTAAGAAACTTATAGTAGAGATGGTAGAATCCGAAGATACTAAAAAGCTTTTAGGTGATTTTATCAATCAACACGTTGAGATTTTAGTTCTTGAAGAAACTGAATTGGAAGATCTAATTCTTAAAACAGCTCTTATGGTCGGTGAATCTAAAAAAGCCGATTCATTAGTAGAACTTTTTAAAGAATATTATAATTTAGAAGAAGCACAGCAAATTAAGGGAGAATTCATCAACCGAAATAGCCTCAACGAAGAGGAAGAGGGAGAAGAAGATACCGCAGCTGCTGCTGCTGATGACGAAGAAGAAGAAGAACCAAAAGAAAAGAAACCAAGCGAAAAAGAAACAACAATTGACGAAGATTCTATTAACAAAATTCTCAAGGTTATGAATAAAATCAAAGAAAACCTTGAAGAAAAAACAATGGAAGCAAGATACATTAACTCCTTTATCTCTGCTTTGGAAGATGCCAAAGTTGGTTCTATTGGAGAGGGCAAGCTTAAAGAAATTTTAGATTTCTTAAATTCAATTTATGAGCAGGCTCAAGAAGAAAAAGATTCCGAGGAGGAATAACCTATGGCTCAGAAAGACAACTATAACGTCATTCTGGAAGAAATGCTAGAACTCGCCCAAGTTCCTCTTAATGAAGAAGATGAAGACGAATTTAGCATGCCAAAAACTCCAGATGTCAAAAAAGATAAAGACACCAAAGATGATGACGATGAGTCAAAAGAGGACGATGAAAAGTCTGACGAGCCGGAAGAAGAACTACATGATGAGTGGGAAAAAGATTTTAGGACTGGAAGTAAATTCAAAATTCAAGTTCATGAAAACTATATTTACGTATGGTACAGGAACAAACGAAGTCCTAAGATACAAATTGCACCAAAACTAAGACCTTATAGGGATTTGTTTAGTGAACTCTTCGAGAAAATCTTATCTCATGTAGAAAAGGTAAGTTAAATGGCTCAAGGCGAATTGTTAACTGAATTTCAAGATTTTTCATATAACGTCGTCTCTGAACAATCTGAAGAGGGCGGCAAAAAGAAAACTTATCTTCGTGGTTTATTTCAACACGGTGGTATTAGAAATGGTAATGGTAGGTTGTATCCTACACCTATTCTCGAAAGAGAAATTCAGAAGAACAAAGAAAAAGTAGAAAAAAGAAATATGTTAGGTGAATTAGATCACCCAACAGAAGGAAAAATTCACTTAGATAAAGTTTCACACTGTGTAACAGAATTAAATATGGAACCAGATGGTAAAGTACTGGGAGCAGTTGAGATATTTGATGGTCCGGACGAAGAGGGTGGCACACCAAAAGGAAGAATTTTAGGCTCTCTAATCAACCGCAGCATACAATTAGGAATTTCATCTAGAGGATTTGGAAGTACAAAGGAAACTGGCGATGTTAATGAAGTACAAGATGATTTTAAACTAATCACATTTGATATCGTGGCAGATCCATCAACACCTAATGCTTACCCTTCAGCGGTATATGAGGGACAAGACCCAGAAACTGAAGGTTGGTATAAAGAAGAAAAAGATACTAAATCTTTTTCAGAAATCTTAAACGAAAACTTAGAAGACTAGGAGGTTAGTTTCATGGCCACCAATCTATTGGCAGATATCGAACTTAATGATAAGCAAATTAAGGCTTTTAATGAAGAACTAAATAACTGGAAACAGAAAACGAAAGACCAGCTTGCTGAAGAAGTTCGATCTGAGATCCAGACTGAGTATGATGTAAAACTCAGAGAGAATGAAGAACAGAAAGAAACTTTCAAGCAAGAACAGGTAGAGTTAGTCGAAGAAATCAAATCTAAGATGCAGAAAGTCATGGTAAAGAGATTTACCTCCGCACTTAAAGAAATGTACGACGAACTTAAAGTTGAAGCTAGAAAGGATGTTCTTAACGATCCAAGAATTTTAGCACTTGAAGAAATCAAGAATGTAGTATTCCCACTTATGGACGAGACCGTTACAAAGGGTTATGTAGATGAACTACAGAAAGCTCTTCAAATGATCGAGGAAAAAGAGGATGACAACGATAAACTCAAGGCTAAACTCAAACTAAAAGAAATCACTTCTACTCTTTCTCCAGTCGTAGCAGAAGCTGTTGAAGCTTTCGTTGGCGAAGCAACTACTGAAGAAGAAGTTGTTGAAAAGTATTCCAAGCTAAAGAACTTAGTAAAGGAAGCTAACGATGATGACGATGAAGATAAAGACGAGGACGAAGACGAAGAAGATGAGAACGGAAAGAAGAAGAAGAAAAAGAAGAAGAAAAAGGATGATGACGAAGATAACGACGAAGATGAAGACGATTATGATATAGAAGAAGCTAACGATGACGATGATGAAGACATGGATATGGGCGACATAGACATGGATGACGACGAAGACGAAGACAAGAAAAAGAAGAAGAAAAAAAAGAAGAAGAAGAAAAAGGATGACGAAGATGAAGACGAGGATGAAGATGAGGACAAGGACGAGGATGAAGATATAGAAGAAGACCTCGAAATCAATCCTATGATTCACTTCGATAAAAAAGATAAGGGGTCCGGCGATTACGTTGGTCAGCTTAACGAACTGCTTGATTTAGCAGGCGTCCCTAAAGAATAAGCAAATAACAGAAAAAACGTATTAACACTTATACGGAGGAATAATCAATGCTTTTCGATTATAACAGATTAAGAAAAGAACAACGTGATAAGATCATGGGCAAGTGGAAACCTTTCCTAAAAGGAATCGAAGATGATTACCTTAAAGAGTCCACCGCAATGCTCCTTGAGAACGAAGCACAATATCTCGTCGAGGAGCCATCAACCACAGCATCTGACGTTGTTGGTATTCAGAAGATTCTTCTACCTATCGTACGAAGGGTTTTCCCTAACTTGGTAGCTAATAACTTAGTATCAGTACAGCCATTGGCTGGACCAACTGGAGTTATTTTCTATCTCAAATATGAATTCGCTAGCACTAAGTCTGGCACTACAGCTGGTGATGAGTACAGTATGTACTCAGAAAACCCATCTGATGTAGTACAAGGTTATAACCCTTACTACTCTTCAGATGAAATTAAAATTTCAACTGTTGTACACACGGCTGGATCTGGCTCTGTAATGTCTCAGTATTTCGGTTGTGATGTAAATTGGTCTAATGGTATCGGAGATCAAACTGCTGATGTAGACTGGACTGATACTACTAACGCTCTTTTAAAGAGAGTCAAACTACGATTTAAGGCACATGTAACTGCTACACCTACTACTTACTCAACATTCCTTGTACAATATGATGGAAGAGAGGGTAAGAATTACTGGCACATTAAAGAAACTGATCGTGGTGGTACAGGCGTTGCACTAACTGATTCTACAACTCTTGCAGTATTTGGTGCCGCAACAGCTGCTACTATTGGTTACACCCCAGCTACTGGAAAACTAGCAGCTTGTAATATCGCTTATGATGACACTGGTGGCACAGTTGAAGGAATGATGACACTTGCTTTTACAGATGCTTCTACAACTGATGGAACATCACTTACTATCGCTGGTCTTGAAGCCTTCTACGCTTACAAGCAAGAAGGTACTGATGAAATTCCTGACATGGCAATTAGCATCTCTCAATTCCCAATTACAGTTAAGTCAAGAAAGCTCAAAGCTACATGGACAAATGAAGCTGAGCAAGACCTCAAGGCTTACCACGGCTTAAATGCTGATGCAGAGCTAACAGCTCTTGTATCTAATGAAATGATTGCTGAGATTGACAGGGAAATCGTCAGATTCTGCATGGACATCGTTCCTATCTCCTCTTGGAGATATCTAGACTGGAACTCAGACGTTGCTAACAACACATCTGGCAACTACCTTGATAGAAACAGAAATCTAGTTCAGATGGTTACTGAACTAAGTAATGAAATCTACAGAAAGTCCAAGATTGGCCCTGCCAACTGGATGATCACATCCCCAAAGGTTTCTTCCTACATGGAAGTACTCGAAGGATTTGTAGCAGCACCAGCAGCTCAACAGGGTGGACTTGGAATCACTAAGGCTGGAGACATGAGGGGAGTAGTAGCAGTCTACAAAGATCCTCTATTCCCAGTTAACAAGATTCTTATGGGTCATAAGAGCCCAGCATCTCCATTCGGAGCTGGAGTAGTTTACGCACCATATGTAACTCAAGTAACACCTACACTCTATGGTCCTGATGACTTTACACCAAGAAAGGGATTCATGGCTAGATACGGACTTATTCAAGTCCCTTTAGGTGATTTATTGTACGGCATGATCAGCGTAGCTGATCTACCAGGCAGTGTGTAAGAATTCTTTATAATATAAAGATTTATTCAAGAGCAGCTCTTTTATGGGCTGCTCTTTTTTGTGTATAAGAACTTTTATAAAGGCTCTTAGTTTCTCCCATAATTCGAAAGATAAATATATGGAACACACAATATATGACTTAGAAAAACTTGAGTACCAAGTAAAAGAGTACCAACAAAGAACAGATCGCCCTCAAATAACAGCTATATTCATAGACGATAAACCTTTAGTGCGTAGAGACAGAGTTGTATTCACTTGCAAAAAATGCAAAAAAGAAATAACTATTTCTCCAGAGAATTTTGCATCAAGAAAAGGAGAAAAAATATGTAAATCTTGTAGCCTTTCTAAAATGAGAATAAATTTAGATACAGATTTAATTAAAAAACTATATATTGAAAAAAGAATGTCTGCATCTGATATAGCAGAATTATTAAACACAACTAAAAAGAACATCTTCTTTAGATTAAAAAGAATGAATATAGAAAGAAGAAAACTTTCTGAAGCAGCTGAAATAAGAATGAAAGCTCACCCTAAATCTTATCCTGGAGATCGAGCTTACTTAGGAATGTTTGGCAATTCTAAAGGCTCATCTAAACCAGAACAATATATGAAAGCTCTTTTAGAAGAAAAAGAAATCAAGTTCGTATTTCAGAAACACGCTACACTATGCAATAGCAAAATTAAAGTTTTCGATTTTTGGTTACCAGATTATAACACATTCATAGAAGTTGATGGTGACTATTGGCATTATAATAAAGACAATCCAAAGATTGCTTGTAGAAAACCAAATGCAATGCAGAAAAGGAAGACGCAAACCGACAAAGAGAAAAACGAATATTGCAGACTTAGCAGCATAAATCTTATTAGGATTTGGGAATCGGAATTAGAAGAGAAAGCAAAAGAGATTTTAGAGGAATTAAAATGATAAAAAATAAGCTGATAAAAAACTGTAATGTATTTAGCGCCCGTTTAATAGAAGTTAAAGAAAATAATACAATTCGTCCAATAGTGAATAAAAATATTCATCGTTTTTTTAATAAGAACAAACGACTTCTTAAGAAGTACTCTGGATTTAATCAATTGTACGAAACCCTTAATAATCAAGAATATGTATCATATTTTGATAAATGTTTTTTAAATATAAAATATAGTTATGAAAAAGCAACTATAGGACTACTTGGAGGATCAGACAAAGAAAAGGCATTCATTTTAGCAACTGATAGAATACCCAGTAATTTACATTCTATTTTAAAAAGTATAGAAACTTCTTATAATAACAAAAAAAAAGCTAAGTCTAAAGAGCTTCCTAAACGTAAAAAAATCTGGAAAATAATACTTATTGTGTTTCCTATCTTATTAGGAATTGCAGGAATTTTGCTTATTTTTGATGAAATTAGAGATCCAGTTGCTAATTATTTATTTCATCAAAAACCTAAAACAGACTAAGCTTTTTTAAAAAGTTAATTTGAATCTAATAGCTTATTGTCACTTTACCATTAATTATTAACATCTCACCGTTTTCAGTTTTTTCCAATTTTGAATCATCATCTGAGAAAAAACATGCTCTTGATGACAAGTAATCACCTATAAGTTTTTCATACCAGTCTTCATATTCTGTTTTCTTAATTGTTTTATTATTTACTTCTATTATTTTAGTTTCCATATACATATTTATGCTCAGAGGCTAGCCCTTTTTTGTTGAAAGATAATATTATGAAGAAGAAAGAGATAGCAAAATTGAAGCCGGGCGATATTATAGTTTACCCCGGGATGACCACCGTAGAACACGTCGGTGGTGGTATAGCCGTTATAGAAGATGTAAAGAAAATTGGCAAATCAGATTATACAGTTACAATAAGGAAAATTCTAGAATTTGGATTTGGAAACGTACTAAATTCAAAATTAACAAATTATGGCAGACCGATAAAGTATGCTTCTATGAATAGATGGGAGAAACTTAACTTTGAAGATGAAGATCAAAGACATCTCTTTATGTCAAAAAGTAAAGACATAATTATCAATCTCTTTAAATATATGTAAGATAATGTTATGGATATATGTTTTTCTTTATGAAAGTAGTCATCAGGAGTATATTTAATTATTCTAAAGAAGGATATAAATTTACAACTGAATTCGAAAGATAAACAAAACTCTTTACGGAGGAAATTAAATGGCAATTGATCTTACTCAATTCACAAAAGATACTACACCCAACAGGATGAGACCTATAGCAACATATTTAGCTGAAGTTGATATTAATCAACTGGCAGCATTAGAT